TCATTCATCTCGATCCTCCTGTTTTTTTTTCTTTATGACGATTTCTTTTTTTTGTTCATTAAATTGAACCTCAACTTCTCTCTCATTTATAGATATGCCAATTTGGTCTAGCCAATTTTTGGGGATAGACAATTTCGGCGAAACCCTTCCCTTCCCATCGTTTGCGAAAATTATCTTCAATATTCTCATATATTTTTCCATTCTTCCTCACCTCTACTCAAAGGATAACATGTTTTTTCGATGACGTCAACGACGTCTTCGTCATCCAATTTTGCGTGAGAATAATGTATCGTCGTCAGGACGTTTGCATGCCCTAACCTCTTTTGAATCTTTTCCAAATCTAATCCGGCTTGTCGGAGAAACGTGGCGTGTGAATGCCGCAAGCCGTGCGTGGAAATTTTTATGCCTAATTTTTTCCCCGCTTTTTCAAGCGGCCATTTCGCGAACGTAAAAATTCGCGGAGTCCCGTCCGGGTATGAAAATAAGAAATCCTCCGGCTTCTTTCTGTTTTTCTCTACAAAACACTTTATTTTTTCCATATGGTACTCTGGGACTGAGATGACACGGAAACTTGTTTCAGTCTTGGGGTCTGTCAATTCCCAAACACCGACGTGATCGGAGTAAACCGCGTTACTTATCAGAACTGTATTTTCTGTGAAATTAAACTTAAACACTTGCAGGGCTCGGCATTCTGAATGCCGTATCCCTGTCAGGAATAAAGTTTCAAGGAAGAGAATTTTCTCTTCCAAGTCTTCTAAAGTCGTGAAAGTTTTCATCTCTTCCACGAGTGCATAAAACTGCTTCGGTGTAATATATGCAATCTTTTTTGACTTATACGGAATGCATAATAGTTCTTGAGTAATATCTTTTTCTATCTTCTCGTGATGTTTCGCGTATGCAAAACATCGTTTTAAAATCCCCTGCCATTGCGAGACTGTGCTGGCGTGCATTCGGTCTCGCATGGTTTTGATATGCTGTATCAGCATGTCAGTCGTCAGGTCTTCCACTTCTATATCTTCGATAGGCCGCAGATGTAGAAGGAACGATTCTGTGCGAACTTTAAAAGTCCGCTTTCGTACGGTTGGCTGCCATGCAGCGAGAAATGCATCGCATACTTCTCTAACTTTCATGCTTAATTCTCCTTTTTTTCTTCATAATCATAAACTTCTTTGGCTCCAATCTTTTCCTGCCATCCTTCCTCTATTTCGACATTGACTCTCATGATGACTTTTACTGACTCAAAACTTGACTTAGATTTGAAGAAACCTTCCATTTCCGATTCAAATGGTTGAAGAAATAGCGAAGCATACATTCCTTCTTTTTGAGCATCGTTTATAAATTGTTTAACGATGTCCAAGTTTACATGGTATTCTTGTTCGACCCATGCTACGTTATTTATCAACGTCTCAAAGTCGTATTCTTTTTTAAATAAACCAGTAATATCTAAGAACTTTTCTCGTTCGTATTCTCCTTCAAATCCTTTATATCCGTATATAGTAACAATTCCTTGAGGAGATATGTTATTCCCCAAAACAATTTTTAACTCTCTTTCTAACACAATATTTTTTAGCATGTTCATCACTCCTTATTTTTTTTATATTCTATTTTGATTTTTTATCAAGGCTCGTGATATACTTATATTGTCGAGATGTATTCGTACATCACAAGCCTTTTGATTTTAGATTTTTTTAATTTAAGATTGAAAGGCTTTTTTATTTCTTTTTCTCACACCAATCTCTGGGAACAAACATTATAGAATGTTCGTCCGGTTCGAATTTGAACGAGTTTCCAATAAAGTGAGTGACTTCTACACCATTGTATTTATCCACCCATTCTTTGCTTTTCAGATATTCTTTTTCTCCTTTACTTTCTATGTATTTTTTCTTACTAAATACATATCTTTCTTTTTTTGCCATTTCTATTCCTCCTTTTTTAGATTCTTACTTCTAAGTAAAAATCTTTAATAATAACTTGATTTGCATATTTATCAACATATATTCGGGCGATTCCTGCCTTCGCCCAAAGATTTGTAAACTCATATCTCACAGATCCGTCTCCATCTGCCGCCGCCGCTCTGAATTTTGCATTTCTCCAGTATTTTGACGGAACTATTTTTTGTATTTCCTCTACTGTATATTTTTCATCACGGTTTAGTGATTTTACTTGTTTTGCTAATGACCATGAAGCTTTTAAACAAACTCCAAAGTTTTCATTAAATCCTTTCTTATATAATTTCCACGCTTGTTTCATAATTTCTCTCATAGTCATTTTTTCATCACTCCTTTTTTATTCTTAAAAACGGTATCCGTTTTTTCTTAATATAGTTATAACATAAAACGGGTACCGTGTCAATAGTTTTTTTTATAAATTTTTTAAAATATTTTTGATAAAATAACAAAAAGGCAGAATTTTTCTGCCTTTTAAAATGTGATATATATTTTGCCATCAGTATCTCCAATAGTAATTCTTCTGATAATAAGATTTATAATTTCTTTTAGTGAAATTCGGAAATCATCATGAGGGAGATTTAAAGTCAATAGTTCTTTCAGCATATTTATGTTGTCTTCAGTGATTTCCTTTTGAGCCTCTTCTTGTATTGTTTTATCAATTTTATTTATGAGGCTATGGAAATGGTCCCTCTGCTTTTTTAAAGCTCTTAATTCAGCTTCTACGACATCCATAGATGTAATTCCATCAGTAACTAAATGTATTACTCTTTTTTCTTTTTCTCGAAGAATATTGATTTGTTTTTCATACTCAGTTTTTTCATCGAAAAGGTCTGCAAGTCTGAATTCTACTTCATTCAACATTTGTAACCTACTATCATTACAAATTCTATCAATTAGGTTACGCTCTAATTTCTTTGCATTGATTCTTTTTCCACATTTAGAACAACGATAATAAGGTGTTCCTTTTCCTTCCTTTCCAATTTTTCTGACAAAGTTTCCTTCAAACTTTCCACCGCATCCACAGTAGAGCACTTGGCTATAAAGATATATTTTTATATCCTCCCTGACTTGAATTCTGTGTCGATGCCTTAAGTAAAGTAATTGCTCATATTCTTCTTTTGTTAGTAAAGCAGGAAAGACAATTTTCTCAGTAATGAGATAATCATGTCTTCTTCCTTTATTATGCAGCTTATCAATTTTCCCTTTTTTCCCATAGCTTCTTTTTCCCATCAATTCTGGAACGACTAGCCAACTTTGAACAGTATTCAAATTCAATCCAAATTTTTCTGCTGTTGATTTAATACTCTTTGATTGAATCATTGTTAGAAAAAATCTTCTGTAAAAATCCCAAGTATCTTTATTTTGAACTACAATTTTACATCGCTTTCCATCAATATATCCTTTTTCAATAGCAAACCAAGGGAAAATACTCCCTCCTAAGTATCTTGCAGTTTCAGCATATTGATACATTGCCGTTGTAACTTTTTGTACCATTTTATCTTTCTCTACTTGAGCTCCAAGCATTCTAACAATCGTGGGAAGGCTATCATAATTTCCCTCTATATTTTGGATACCTTCCATGACAGAAACCAATTTTATTCCCAATCCGTCTAGGAAAAATAAATCTTGGATTCCATTTTGAAAACCTCGAGTGAAACGATCTGAATGATAAACAATGACATATTTTATAGAATCGTTCATTCTTAGATATTTTTTTAAATCATCTAGCCCTACACGATTAGCGATGTCCCCATGTTCTGTATCATCAAAGAAGGCTACTATGTTATAGCCTTCCTTGCTGGCATAATTTTTTATTTCTTGTTCTTGTCCAAGTTTACTTCCTCGAATATCTTGTTTATTAGTTGACACTCTCACATACGCCACAGCTATTTTCATTATGAACCTCCAAATATAGCTTTTTAATAAGTTCTACAGCTTTTTCCATTCTTTCTTTATAACTTATTTCATTTCTTTTCATAAATCCTCCAAAAATAGAATCAATTTAGTTTTAAATAAAAGTAAAAAAATTAAACATATCTCTCTACGAAAGTTAAATATTGTCTGCTATAAGTTCCTTGATTGTTATAATTATAATCAAGACGTATCTTATTTCCAGTAATATTTTCAATTGCGGTTCTTACTTCTGACAGAGAATCATAAATTCCCAATAATATTTTATTTTTAGTATCATACAATTTGTATCTAGTTTTCATATTATTCATCTCCTAGTATCTTGATTTTTTATCAAAATTAGAAATTATATATTTATATTTATTAGGATTTTCTAAATAAATAATTTCAACATTTTTAACACAATAAAAATCAGGCTCATATCCAAATTCTTCTTGAAACGTCCGGATACATTGTTTTATTCTATCATTGAAAATTTTCTGATGTTTTGCAGAAAGCTTCATATAGTCATTTGCAACATCATAATATTCATCCCAAGCATTATCATTCATTTTTTCACATAATAGCTCTCCAAAATTGCTATGTTCTTCATAAAATTCTGCGATTCCTATATATACCTTTTCATCTTCATAATTTCTTTCTTTTTCCCACTCATTTCTGGCTGCTTGAATAGCTTCTTCTTTAGTGTCAAATAGCCCTCCAAAATTATCTTGGTCACAGTTCCAGCAATAAGCCCATTGTTCTTTATTTTTCATATTTCCTCCATATTTTTCTTTTTTAAAGCTATATTTTCTTTTAATGTTGCCCAGTATCGTAGAGAAGATAATCTCCACATTTCCCAAACAACTTCTTCAGACACTTTCTGCACATCTTTATTTATGTGTGCTTTTCTGAATTCTTTTACAATATATTGAAATTCTTTTTTTGATTCATAAAAATGATAAACTGTAACTTCTTTATATTCTACAGTCCAAATCCCAAATTTTTTTGGGATAATTTCTTCTGCTTTTTCTAAAATTTCTTCAGGGATACAGAATATAACTTTTTTTAATCTATTGTCATTGTGACCATGCTTCTTTTTTAAATCTGCTTTTATATCTGCGATGGACACTTTAATCTCAATTTCTGTTAAGTAATTATTTTTACTGCAAAGAAGCATATCACATTCATGATTGACAATATATCCTCTTTGGACTCGAGGAAGGATTGCTTTGTTCTTTTTAAAACAATAATAAAATAAAGCAAGCTCTATTTCAGATGTTAGCATTTTTACCTTTACTCCTTTTTCATATTTAATGCATCAAAATCACTATTTTCATAAATATTCCCAAGTATTTCGATTGTAGAGCCCTCTTGAAATAATAAAACACTAGTATATCCATTATCTACAAGAAAAGATCCATCATTAAATACGACTTCTCCTATTATTTCAGTTGCTCCGGGAGTAGAAGATGCTATAGAAACTATATCTCCCTCGTAAATTTCTTTTTCATTTCGGTCCTTCATTTCTGTACATTGCATAATTTCGAAACATCTCTGTTCTGGAGTCCCTGGAAAAATTTCCCAAGCAGGTAAAAAGAAAATATCTCCCCATGTTCTCATTTTTTTACTAAGAATATTCCATACTCTAAATTCAAATTTTCTCATCTCTAACCTCCGAACCTATTTTTTTTCTTTCTAAAATTTCTTTTCCTTCTTTGTAGCCTTGGACAAAACTCTCAAAATCAAAGTTTTTCGCTTTTTTGTCTAAATAATTGTTTCTTAAACTTTTACGAAGTTTTTGCTTTTTATAGTAATCAATAACGTCTTTTTGAGGAACAATCATAAGAGCTTTTGTTCGCAAACTCATATGCTCATGAATACCGAATAAAAAGCCTTGAATGAACGACTTATAAATTCCAACCGCAGATCCAAATTTTTTTCTGAATTTGTATACTTTTTGATTAGCTAAAAAATCTCCAGTTTCAAACAAAAATATAAAAACTTCTTCTAAGACAATTAAGTCTTTGATTTCTCCAAAGAAATGAATTTCTTTTAAACTGGGATTGTAAGCAGAGAAACAACGAAAATTACTTGATAATTCTCCTGATAAATCTATTTGCCATGATTTCCATTTTTTCAATTTCACAATTTTTTTCGTAATTTCTCGATTGTCATTTTCATTCCAAATTCCTAGTTCTATGTTATATTTTGTAATCAATTCTTGAGCTTTTGTTGCGGCAAGAATAGCCTCTTCTTGATTCGGATTATTTTCCGACAATCTTAGAAGTTTCTTTATTTTTTCTCTTAAGATATCCAATTTATTTTTCATATATCTCCTTCAATAATTATTTTGAAAATCGCATAGCAACATAGACAGCTTTGTTACCAGCAGCAAGATCCATAGATATAAATTCATAACCTTGTTCTGAATAGATTTTCATTTGGCTCATATTTATTTACTATAACTTTATCCTCTGAAGAAGCAGTAGCACATATTAAGACAGATAAGATAATAGCTAGTTTCTTTTGTACTTGTTTCATTTCCTCCCCCTAAGTTTTATAAAAAATGTGAAAGGATTTCGCTCCATATATTCAAAGTTTCCATATTTTGTTTTTATAATTTTAATTTTCATAAAGCCCCCTTAAGAAAGCATTTCATCAATTGTATGCTGATTTTCATCATCCGTTTTAGTTGGATCGTATTTTTTATATTTTAATAATTCTTGCAATTCTTTGATGTATTGTTGCAGCTCTTTTTTAAATGCAGTAATATCTTCTGCAGGAAGATTTTCCATTCTTTTTTCTATTTTTTTAATTTTTTTAAAATTAAAGTATTTTTCTCCTGTTTTTTTAAAATCCATTTCGTTTTTCTCCATAGCAGGAGCTAATAATTCTTTGATGTCTTTTGCCATTGTTACATTTCCTTGTAAAATTGCTAATTGGTCATCATAGAGGACATCTTTGTGCGTTAATGTCTTTATAGCTAAATCACTCAAAGAGAAAACTTTTTCTTGATAATCCGGAAAAAAAGTATATAGTTGCCATCTCTTTAAAAGCACAGAAACCATATCTTTACTTAATCCGATGCTTTCATACCAAGCCATGAAGCTGTCTGTTTTCTTCAATGCTTCTGAAATATTGTATAAAGATTCACAAAGACCGAATAAGTTATTTCGATACTTTCGAAATGTGTTCATAAAAATTTTTTCGTTTTCTTCCACTATTTCTTGATCTTCTTGAGAGATTCCTAAAGCACAAAAATCAAACTTTTTCACTTCAAGTGCATTTTCTAAATCTTGAAAAATATCATTCATCTTCAATCACCTTCCAAACTTCAATGAAAATGTTTTTGAGATAATCAATCTTTTTCGATTTACTTTCCCAAATTGTTTTTCCGAATTCGATTAGCTTTGAAATAATAGAACTTTGAGAAATGGGAAAAGCTAAATAAATTCCTGCCCTTGAAAGAATTTTTCCTAGATTTTCAAGATATTGTTTTTCTAAAGCAGTTCTTCCAACACGATTTGGAATTACTGCTTTGATTCTATTTTTATTTAATTTTGTAATCATGTTATGAACCGATTCTGTTGTAACAGAGTCTAAAAATGTTGGAATAATAATACTATCTGCAACAGTTGTAAATTCATCATCTAGCGATAGAATTGGATTTCCATCAATGACTATGAACTCAAATTTCTTTTTTAAGAGCTTGATAAAATTAAAAAATAATTCAATTTCATCTACTCTTAATTGAGCTGTTTTAGCCGGAATAAAGAAAAGATTTTCACGAATTTCATATAAATTTTTTGAGTTATCTTGTAACAAGTCTGATAGATAGTTGATTTCTTTTATTCTTCTTCCAGAGAATGTAAGTATATTATTTTGTGGATCCGACGTTAAAATACAAGTTCTCATCCCCAGCATTGCTTTATATGCAGCTAACTGAAGAGTAATCCAAGATTTTCCTACACCGCCTTTATTGTTTTTTACTAAAATAATTTGCGACATTTTTACCTCCTATTTTTCATATAATTTTCTGGAAGAAGGTCTTTTTTCTTCCAGTATCCAAATTTTACTTTGTTTATATCAAAGCTTAGCTTTCCCCAGTCTTTACATACTTGAAAAGGCTCTGGTTCTATGCCTAATGCAATTAGTCGAAGTCGGATTTGATTCCATTCTGTCAAAGGCATTCCAATTTCAATAAAATTTGTAGGTTTAGACATGAGAACCTCCTATTCCCATAAAATTTTTTAAGAATCTTTTTTGTTCTGCTTGAAAAATAGAAGAGACAGAGTCTTTTTCATCTGCAATTTTGATATTCTCTAATTTCTTCCGATATTTTTTATAACATTCTGTGTTTAAGTAATCAGGATTTACTTTTTTGATTTTTTCTTCAAAATCTTCAATTGCTTGTAGCTTAGAAGAATTTTTGTATCCATACAGTTCCAAATATGCCAACTGATGATTGTAAATGCCTTGAATAAAGCTATTTATTTTTTCAGTGGATTGTTCAGCTTCCATTTTTTCTTCTGCCTGAATCCACTGTTCTTTCAGTGCTTTGTATAAAGCACCTTCTCCCCATTTCTTTTCTTGCATTTTAGAAAGGGCTGCTGCTATTTCTTCTTCTGAAATGTTCCGGTTTAAATTTAAGATATTTTTTATAGTGCCTTTAGAAATTTTATGTTTTTCTAAAAGCTCTATTATATATTTATTATTATTTATATTAGCAGTAGTAGTTTTTATATAGCTACTGCTATTATTAGTTGTTGCGGATTTACCGTTAACGGTGAATCCGTAAGCGGTGGATTTCTTTTTATTTTCAACACTTTCTTCCGTGTACGGATTTTCAGTAAGTGGTGCTACCGTATTCGTGTTTTCCGTATACGGTAAATCAGTACACGGTGAAACCGCATTCGGATTTTCAGTACACGGTGATTGAGCAATCAATTCTTGTAGATATTCTTTCTCATCAGAAATATAGAAAATGATTTTAGTAAATCTTCCTTTTTCTCCTTGAAATTGTTTTCTGTACATGTATCCGTGCTGGACTAATTCATTGATAAGTTTATTGATTTTATCTCGCCCTAACTCCCCTTCCTTCATCAGAGCAGGAACAGATATTTCCCAATCATCAGGTCTTGCTAATAAAGATACTGCCATTCCTTTTGCTGCAAAAGAAAGATTACTATTTAAGAGCAATTCATTTGATATGGAAGTATAATTATTCTTCTTTGCTTTTTTTAATATAAATTTGTCCATAATTTCTCCTATTCCTCTTTCACTTCAATAATATCTTGCTTTTCTACCTTTGTTTCAAAGAAATGTTTTAATCTCTCGTAGAAACTTCTTGTAGTAGTTAATGATACAGGCTCAATAGAATATCCATATCCAAATTGAGCATTTCTTGTTTTTAAGTCTTGCTCTGCTTCAAAATTATTTGTATAAGCAGATAAGCAATCTTTTTCCGGACTTATTAGAACAAAAATTGTTACAGGATATTTATTCATAAAGACCACCTGTAAGTCTTTCTTGAAGTTCTAAAAAAGTGATATTTCCATATTGTTTGATTAAAGCCTTTAGTGTTTCTAATTTCATAAGATACCTCCTAATAAATTTGAAAAAATGTTGAAAATATACTTGTAACAAACTTTATTATTTGGTATAATCAATTTAGATGAGGGAGATGTAGCTTCGTTGGTTATATTCTTCTTGAATGAAAAATGAGTGCCTTTGGACGGGGGCTCATTTTTTTTATTTTGCTTCTGAAAGAGAACCGAAAGTGAAGTAATCTTCTTTGATAGAAGTGAAAGCTTCCCAAATTAGATCCTCCAGTATGCAAAAATCTTCTTTTGGGAGTTTTTTTCTTAATTCTTCCAAAAACTCCCTGACTTCTGCTTCTTTTCTCAAAGATTTACATTGTAAGTTGTTGCTTAACTCCAATTCTTGTAAAAACCGAACCATTTTCTCTCGTACTTCCAAATTGATCACACCTCTTTTTATTAAAATTTCATAAATACCTCCCTATTTTTTATTTTTTTGTGATATTATTAGTTATATTTTTTAAATAACTAATAATATCTTTTAATTTATTAGTTAAATGAATGATACAACTATTTAGTTAACTTGTCAAGTTTTTTATACAATTAGTTGTATGATTATTCTTGTAAGTTGTTTAATTTAATGGTATAATTGCGAAAAAAAGGAGGTATTTTATGATTAAAAATTATTTATCAAAACTGATGGGCGAAAAGAGATACTCTATCGTTGAAGTTGCCCAAAAAACGGGAATGAGTCCTACAACAATATCTAATCTCTATAATGAAAAAGTAAAAAGATTAGATTTTGATACTTTAGAAAAATTATGCATACTTTTTAATTGTAGAGTTCAAGATATTATAGAATACATTCCTGATGACGAGCCATCTGCTGAATATTAAATACTCAATGGCACAGTTGATTAGTAGTTTACTTTGGGGAAGGTCAACTATTAAAATTGGAGATAATCAACCATGCTATTCAGTATTTGATAAAATAGGAGATGAGTATTTGTGAAAAAAGTATTATTTTCTTTAGTAAAATTACAGGGAAATGTTTATGTGAATTTTACAAAAAATGGATTGCCGACTATAGAAGAAATGAAAAATATAGCTCTAGATCTAATTGAAAAAAATCCAAAATTTGAGAATTATTTTTTTCAATTTCATTTCCCATTTGTAGATGAAAATGAAATGAGAAATGAAGAAAATTTTGATTTATATTATAATATAAATAAATTAGGTAACTTTGATTTTGAAATTACTCCATTATATGATTCAATGAAGTTATATAAAATGACATTAGATGATTTTGTTGTAGGACATTTAGGAATCTTTCCTATTTCAAATGTTGCTCCAATCAAGAGAGGTTATTCTATAAAATCAGTAATTGAAAAATTAGGAAATCCAGCTATGGTAGAGGATAAAACCTTAGAATATTATTTATTAAATGATAAAAATCAAATGTTTGGAGTTCTATACTTAGATACTAAAGATGAAATAGTTACAGATGTAAATTTTGCTTCTTGGAATATTCAATTTACCGATAGGGAAATATCAGATATTGAATCTTATATTACTGGAACGAAAGAATACGAAAATTTAACAATTAAAGAATTAGAAGATATTTTTTAGTATATATCTTTTGATATTTTCAATACTACTGTTTCTGTTCTTTTTAAATAGTTGTCATAATAAATTTTGTATTTCAGTATTTTTCAAAAGGAGATGAATAGTTTTGAAAAAATTAGTATCTATTTTATTTTTATTTCTAACTGTATTATCTTTTGCAGAAACTGTTTACATAACACCAACCGGGAAAAAATACCATGCTACCAAAACCTGTAAAGGTTTAGTTAGAGCAAAAAAGATTATTCCTATTGAGCGTTCTGAAGCAGAAGCACGAGGATATAAACCTTGTAAACATTCCTATGGTGGATAAAAAAATAGCTTATTGTTACATTTCGCTACTTGCGAAATGTAAATTTTCATCTTTTTAAAAACTTTTTTAGTTTTAAGAACTTATTAAGTTTTTTATACAATCTTTTTGATTATTTGTCAAGGAGAAAAATTTATAGTATAATCAAATCAGTTATTAACTATAATTTTTTTGAGAGTTCTAATGAGGAGAAAAAACTATGAGAAAAACAGGAGATATTATAAGAGCCTTTCGTGCAAGAGAAGGATTGACCGGACAAGAACTTGGAGACAAAATAGGAGTATCTCAGGCATTTATACATTTGATGGAATCAGACAAGAGAAGAGTTCCACAAAAGACTATGGAAACATTGAAATTAATGCTATCAAGGGAAGATTATTTGGATATTCTTAAATATGAAGAATATGCGACTACACCGGATTTCATTAAGAATGAATTGAAAAGAATATCAAATTTTAGCAAAGAAGATATTATCAGCGAATTTGAAATGAGAGAATACCCAATTTATGACAGTGTTTCAGCAGGATTTGGAATTATTCCTGATGCAGCTCCAATAGAATATATATCATTACCGATTTTGCGTGGCGAAATTGTCGGGATTTATGTTGTTGGGAACTCTATGGAGCCTAGTATTTCAGATGGAGATATTATTTTAGTAAAAAAAGATATAGAAGTTCAAGTAGGAGAAATAGGAGTTTTTGTAAATCAAGTCACAGGGGAAGGTTTTGTAAAGAGATTAAAATATAAAAATGGTTGCTATATTTTAAAAAGTGACAATCCAATGTACACAGATGTTGAAATTCAAAGTGATGACATAATTTGTTGTGGAAAAGTTGCAAGAATTATTAAAAGAGCGGGAAATAAACCGGAACCGAAACTTGATCTTAGTGATTTGACAGAGGAAAATAAAAAAAGAGTAGAAGATTTTATCAATATTTTGAAATTAAGTCAAAAATAGCATGTGGGGGAGTATATGTCAACAGATAAATCAAAGCAAAGTAGTAGCCAGCTGATAGAACATATGAAAGAGAAAGGGATAAAATTTAATATTGTCAATGAAGTGGAAGCTCAGCAATTTTTGGAAAATAATAACTATTATTTTAAACTGGCTGCATATAGAAATAATTATGAAAAGAATAGTGAGGGGAAATATTTAAATTTGGATTTTGCATATCTCAAGGAACTTTCTATTATTGATATGGAACTCAGATATCTAATTTTGCAAATGGCATTGGACATAGAACATTTTATTAAAGTGAAGATTTTAAATGATATTGAAAAAAATGACTTAGAAGATGGGTATAATATTGTTACAGAGTTTTGTAGCCAAAATGAACGGGTAAATTCTACAATTGATAATCATGCGAAAAGCGAATATTGTAGAAAATTGATTCAAAAACACAAAGGTAAGTTTCCTCTTTGGGCATTTGTAGAAGTAATTTCTTTTGGAGATACAATCAAACTTTATGAATTTTATTGTAGAAAATATGGAACTTTACAAAATTGGAAATTACTATATCCAGTTAGAGATATTAGAAATGCAGCTGCTCATAGTAATTGCCTAATTTATAATTTAGAGAAAAATGGAATAAAAACTTCTCCAAAAATTATTAACTATGTTAAATCTATTCCGACTATTGGAGAAGATATGAGAAAAAACAAATTGTCGAACAAATTATTTTCAGATTTTACGACATTGATATATGTTTATGAGAAATTTGTAACGAGTGAAGGATTGAAAAAAAAGCGTGGCAAAGAACTGAAAGAATTTTTTGATAAAAGAATGTTAAAAAATAAAAATTTTTTCAAACAAAATCATCTAATCTGCTCTGCATATAAATTTGTAAAATCGCTTATAGACGACTTTACAGATAGAATTCTATAATTTCTATCTCAGATAGTAAGAAAAAAATATAAAAAATGTTATTGACATTTTTTTTTTTAGATGATAATATGAATTACGATTAAAAATTTATTTTTGTAGGGAGTGGGTCTTTTTGATTCATCCCCGATTTTTTTTATTACAATATTACTTAAAATTAGCTGCTTATGAATAGCAGCTTTTTTATTTTCAAAAAAACATTTGACAAAACAATCAAATAAGTTATAAAATAGAATCAAAAAATATGACAAGGAGAACATCTATGAAAATAGGAATTCAAGAATATTTAGAAAATTTGTTTTCTTCTGTTGATGAAATAGTGGATAAAAAAGGGGTTCCAATTGAATCTTTCGCAAAAGTTGGGGGATTAAATGTAGGGACATTAAAAAATAAACGGTTTTTATGGAAACAAGGACAATTACCAAGAAAGTCTACTCTTTTGAAAATAGAAAGAGCGATAAATTTTTTTACCCAAAATTAAAACGGATAAAGTTTTTAATATAAGGAGTTGCTATGAGTGAGTACTACTGGAGAATAAAAGTTATAGATGGAGAAATTATATACAAAGGAGAAAAATACACTCAAATTTTGCTAAAAGAATTTTTTTATACAAAACAAGATGCATTAAGAGCATTAGAAAGAGTAAAAAAAATGTATTCTAATAAAAAAATTTTCTTTGAACATAACATTCGAGGGAAGTGGGTACTTTATGAAATATAAAGAGGATATTTTTCCGGGAAGAACTTATTGTTCTTGTAGTAACTTTTTATATTCAATTTATAACAGAGTTTTAAAACCGACTCCAAAAACTAGGATTTACATTGATTATAATCAAGAAAAAATTGTAATTGAATGTAAAATTTGTGGGAAAAAAGAAAATATTCCCTTTTCAAGAATAAAACCAAAGAGGAATTCATGTATGGATTAGACCGGGCATCTGTATCAATTGCTGTTGCTATGCATATGTTTGACCTCAGTGGGAATATTTTAAGACATTATCCAAAAGCAACTTCGAATACAATCAGCAGTAAGACGATGAGTTTTGACATAAATTATAAAAATATTAACAAAATTAAAATAATAGAAAAAAGAGAATATCGGATTTTTCAAATTGATTTTTCTTATCCAAGAAAATATTCTGACAATAATATCATCGTAGAGAATGATGAAGAAAGTCGAAGAAAGACAGAAAAAGAAATTTTAGAAGTTATTCAAAAAATAACGGGGGAAAAACTAAAATTAGAAAGAATGGTATATGACTATTTAGAATTTACAACACAGCAAGAGGTAGGAAGTTTTTTCCATTATTATAATATCATCAATTTTTTTTATAGGGCATTGGTAAGAAATTTTAAAGATTTGGATAAAACACAGTATTACAACTATACAGAAAAAGAAGACAGATTTTACACAACAGGATTTATTTTCAAGCCGTTCAAAGGCTGGAAGATAAGGCTCTATGGAAAGAATTTTGAGTATAACAAGTATCACGAAGATAAAATATTTGGCGGACTTGTGAGGATGGAACATGTCTTAACGAGGAGATTGATAAAAAAACTCTTTAATAGCTGTTATGTTAGGGATATTCAAATTGAAGAAATGAAAAAACAAATCTCAAGTATTTTATGTAAGCAAATTGTTAAGATTTTAGTAGAAGAAATCTATAGATCGAATGAGAAATTAGAAAAAGCACTGCAAAATTTTAAAAGTAACGATTTAGAAAGCATTATAAGAGATTATGCAGAGTGGATTTTAGATAATAGTATTGTGGATGACATAGTTACAAAAATAAATACAAAATCATATAGACAACTACAAAGATACAGAAAAAAAATAAGAATAATTTTGGAGTTGGCTCAATCGAGAGCTTCTCCTAAGCGAGAGTATTTTGGAAACATAGAAAGACTGGAAAAATTTATAAATGAAATATTGCTACAAAGTTGTAAGGTGGAATGTAATAACATAAAGCATTTTACCTGTAAAATTTTGTCAAAATAGGACATAAATATGTCGTGTTTTTTGATAAGTGATTTCAAAAAAGCATTGGTATTATTAGAAACACTATTCAGTAATACGCGATAACAATAATGAGGGACCTCATTCCTGAAAGTGAACTTTTAAATTTTATACAAAAATATGCAAAGACTAAGAACAAAAAGAAACAAAGAGGTGAGGAACATAGAAATTATAAAACTGAATTTACAAGATATAAAGAGAGATAGTACGAATCCTAGAATCGTAACAGAAGCACAAAAAGAATTGTACAAAAAACTAGTAGCTAAGTTTGGAATGATTTTACCGGTAATTATTACAGAGGATTATGTTAGTTGCTTTGATGATGCAAAATTAGAAGCTGCTGCTGAACTAGGAATCGAAGAAGTAAATTGTGTAAAAATTACAGATTTATCTCCAGAAGAAATGCATGCTTTAAGAATTGGAGAAATTCATGCCATTGAATTAGGAGAATGGGATTATAAGCAATTACTACATGATTTGGAAATGTTAGGAGATGAGTTTCTAGAACTTACTGGTTTTAACATTGAGGATGTCATGAAGCAAATTGATGAAGAATTTGAAGATTTAGATGACATCAAAGAAATAGATATTCCAGAAGAATCAATAAAGCCATTTACAAAACATGGCGATATTTATTATTTAGGAAAACATAAGCTAATGTGTGGAGATTCTACAAAAATAGAAGATGTAGATAAGTTAATGGCAGGAGAAAAAGCAATGCTTATGGTAACAGATCCACCATACAATATCAATTACGAATCTGAGCGTGGAATGAAGATTGAAAATGACAACTTATCAAAAGATGAGTTCTATCGATTTCTTTACAGTGCTTATTGCAATGCAGAAAAAGTATTGGAAGAAGGCGGAGCCTTTTATGTCTTTTATGCAGAATCAGAGGTGATAGCCTTCCGAGATGCTTTGGAAAAATCAGGGCTAAAGTATTCACAAACACTAGTCTGGGTTAAGAATTCTTTCAATCTTTCAAGACAAGATTACAATTGGAAACATGAACCTTGTCTTTATGGTTGGAAGCTTGGGAAAGCTCATTATTTTATAAAGGACTTTACGCAAGATACGGAACTTCAAACAGAAGAAATTCTAAAGAAGATGAGTAAGAAAGAATTGATTCAACACATTCTCGAATTGGAAGAAAAGGCATATACTACTGTAATTCGTGAAAATAAACCACTGAAAAATGATGTGCATCCTACGATGAAACCAATTAAATTACTAGCTCGATTGATTGCAAATTCGAGCAAAAAAGGATGGAAAGTTATAGATTTATTTGGTGGTTCAGGAAGTACCTTGATTGCTTGTGAACAACTAAATAGGCAAGCATTTTTGATGGAATATGATCCGGTGTATGCTGATGTTATTGTAAAAAGATATGTAAGTATGGGAAAAGAGGATATTAAACTAATCCGAAATGGAGTGGAATATTCTTGGGAAGCCATCAAAGAAGAATTCTGAAAAAGGAATAGTCATGAAAGAGAACTTTACGGAAGCTCAAGCAAAAGTCCTAGAGCTATATATAAAGCTTGAAGTGGCTAAGTTTGGGAACACAAAAAAACAAAAATATGAAGAAATTCAGAGAAGAACGAAACAATCCATAAATACAATAACTTCTTGGATTTATCGTTACTTAGAAGATTTTAAAAAATATATTCAAGAAATTGAAAAAAAAGAAAAAAATGCAATAATATCCAATTTTAAAGGCTTGACAGAAAAACAAACGAAATATGTCTTGGCAAGAATGAACGGAATTGGGAAAAAAGAAGCTGCTATCCTGGCTGGGTATAGTCCAAAGACAAAACCGGCTAACATTGAAAAAGCTCCTATGGTGGCAAATACAATGGAAAAGATAAGACAGAAATATTTTAATGATGAATGCTTTGGTGCGGAAGCACAACTGAATCATCTTAAGTTTGTGATTGATATGGGAAAAGCTGGGGTAAAAACGATTGAATATATTGATGAAAAAGGACCGGAAGGAACATTGCATCGAAAGACAATCAAACATGAGTATCCATTGCAAGCTATCAATGCGGCAGTGAGAGAAGTAAACTCTATGCTTGGGTATAACTACATGGATGAAATGAGAGCGGAGCAACTCAAGAAAAAGAAACAAGAGCAATTGGTATTGATTGAGTGATGAAAGAATTTAAGGTACTGTCGGGAGATTTTACAGGCAGAGGGTCAGGGAGGCTCGGGAAAAATTAAATTGCTAGGAAATTTTGAGCTTGCCAAAATTTTTTCAAGGACAATCTGGAGGGAAAAAATGCAACAAATACTTGCTACAGAAAGCAGATTAGCAAAATTATTTCAATTTTCAGAAAGAAAAGTTCGAGATTATTTTAAAGCCGCTAGAGTTTCTCCGGGAAAATATGATTTACTTCATTCTATTGAAATTTTTGTGGAAAGTAATTCAGGAAAAGATGAAGCTGCTGAATTAAAAAGAGCAGAAAAAGAACTGAAAGAATATAAGTTGAAAATTTTGAAAAAAGAATATCATGCAGAAGCTGATGTAGTAAGAATAGTTGCAGATATGAACTATCATTTCAAAGCAAAACTTATGGCAATTCCGGGAAAATTAAGTTTTGCACTGACAGGGCAAACGAATCAACTGGAAATAGAAAATATTTTAAAAAATGAAATCACAGAGGTATTGAGAGAGTTAAAGGACTATGAATATCAAGGAGACATTGTAGATGAATGTGAGTAAGCATACTGCAGACCTAATAGCAAAGATTGTTCAAGAAAGTTTATCCCCACCGGAAAATTTAACAGTGGCAGAATGGGCAGATAAATATAGAGTGCTATCTCGTGAAAGTTCCGCAGAGGCAGGAAAGTGGGATACCAATAGAACTCCATATATGCACACAATTCTTGAATGTATCACGAATATTGAAACTAAGAAAATCACTATGATGTGTTCTGCACAGATTGGAAAAACGGAGATGTTATTAAATGTGTTAGGACGATATATGCACTTAGATCCATGTCCGATTTTATTTGTACAACCTACTGTGGATGATGCGAAATCTTTTTCCAAGGAAAGGGTTGCACCTATGATTCGAGATACGAAGATTCTAAGAGAACTTGTGAAAAAGACAAATCGATTTGAAGAAGGAACTGTACAGGAAAAAAGTTATCCGGGAGGATATGTGAGGTTTGTGGGAGCCAATTCTGCATCGGGGCTAGCTAGTAGACCGATACGAATTACTTTGTTGGATGAGGTTGACAGGTTCCCTTTGTCAGCAGGAAAAGAAGGGGATCCTGTCAAACTTGCAGAGCGTAGAACAAACAATTACTTCAACAGCAAAAATTTAAGAGTGTCGACTCCTACTGACGATGCAACTTCAAAAATTCAACTTCTCTATTTGGCAAGTTCACAAGAAGAATGGAGTTTGCCTTGTCCGCATTGTGGCGAATATCAAGCATTGGATTTTGAGCAAATGAGATATAAAGATTTAGAAGAGCCTGAGTTAGAGTGCAAATTTTGCCATAACTCTGCACAGGAAAAGGAATGGAAAAAAGAAAGACAGCTGAATGGGAAATGGATTGCAAAATTTCCAACAGAAAAAGAAAATAGAGGATTTCATCTCAATGCATTAGCTTCTCCGTGGTTAACATGGAAAGAAATTGTAAAAGAATACTTGGAAGTGAAGGATGATGATTTTCAATACAGAACTTTTATGAATACTGTTCTCGGAAAAACATTCAGTGTAAATTTAGAAGCTGCTATGGATTATGAAGGATTGTATGAGAGCAGGGAAGAATACGGAGCTGAATTACATGATGATATTGTAATTTTAACAGCTGGAGTCGATGTACAAGATAACAGATTAGAAATTGAAGTAGTTGGCTGGGGCTATGGATATGAAAGTTATGGAGTTGTGTACAGAGATTTTCCGGGTGATCCGGGTAAAGAAGATGTATGGTTACAGCTGGATGAATTTTTAAGAAAAAAATTCTTCTTCAAAAATAAGAAATATTTAACCATTGCTGCCTGCTTGATTGACTCAGGAGGACATCATACAGGAAGTGTGTACAAATATGTTTATAAAAAAGAAAAACGTGGAATTTATGCAATCAAAGGGCAAGGAAGCTGGGGAACGAATATGTTGAATGGTTTTCGGAAAACAACAAAAAAAGGAGTTCCTTCGATAAACTTGCTAAGCCTTGGAGTGAATGCTTTAAAAGACTTAACATATTCCAGATTATCTATTTTGCAAGGTTCTGGAAAGTGTCATTTTCCAAAATCATCGACACAAGGCTATGGATTAGATTATTTCAAAGGCTTGACATCGGAAGTGAAAGTGAAGAAATCAACACCGAGAGGAATAAAAATTGCATGGGAAATATTAGATGGACGAAGAAACGAACCACTTGATTTGAGAAATTATGCAACTGCAGGAATAGAGTTGATTCCTATTGATTTACATGACAAAAAATATAAGCGAAAAGGAGAAAAAGCATGATATTTACAGAAGAACAATGCAAAGAACACTTAAATGCTTGGTTAGCCGCTGATTTAGCTGTTTCAAAAGGACAAAGCTATACGATTGGGAACAGAGTGTTAACAAGAGTAAATTCTAGCGAAATAAACAAAAATATAAAGCTATGGGCGGACAGATTGGCACAAGTACAGAGAAAAAGTAAAGGACCGAGAACATATCAAATTATTCCGAGATAGGAGGAAACTATGAATGTAATAGATTGGACAGTGGGATTTTTGAATCCAAAGGCTGGACTTGCAAGAATAAAGAATCGAAAGGCATACAATCTTGCAAAAATAGAGAATGGTTATTCTAACAAAGACGATCCTGTTTTACAAAATTGGTTGGTTTCTTCGGAGGGACCGGATACAGATATTCTGATTGGTTTAGATGATTTAAGAGCGAAATCAAGAAATTTGTATATGAATAATGACCTAGCAGGAGCAGCACTCAAAAAAATGAGAACAAAGACAGTTGGAAGCGGGTTATTACCAAAACCGACTATAAATTACACATACTTGGGAATTGATAGAGAGGAAGCAAAGAAATTAGAAAGAATTATAAAAAATAAATTCAATGCTTGGGCTCTATCTACAAATTCAGATGCAGCGAGAATGTTTACTTTTTATGAGCTACAATCGTTATTACAGTTAAGTTGGGTTATGAATGGAGATGCCTTTGCAATCCCTTTAAGAAAAACTAGAAAAGGAATAAACATTGAGTTATGTATCCAGTTATTGGAAGCAGACCGTGTAATCAATCCACCGGGAGCTAACAATTACACAAAATCGGGAATTGAGTTTGATAAAAACGGGGAATTAAAGAAATACTATATCGCATCAAGCCATCCGGGAGATAACTTCAACTATGAAGTGAAAGGCTATCCCGCATTTAACAGTTTAGGGAGAAAGAATATTTTACACATCTTTGAGCCGGAACGAATCGGACAAAGAAGAGGAGTTCCTATTCTAGCTCCGATTATTTTCTCTTTAAAACAATTGGGGAGGTATAAGAGTTCAGAGCTTACAGCTGCGGTAATCAATGCGATGATTGGTTTGATAGTAGAAAGCGAAGATGCGGAACAGGAAGGATTTGCAGGTGGATTTGGAGTTCAAATGGAGGATGAAAATACTGCAGAAAGTAAGCAAGAACAACCTAAAATCCAACTAGACCATGGAACTTTAGTAGTGGGAAAACCGGGAGAAAAGATTAAGGAGTTTTCTACTTCAAGACCGAATAAAAACTTTAAAGAGTTTGTGGAAGCAATCTATGAGGAAATTGGAGCAAATTTGGAAATCAGTAAAGAAGTTTTGATGTCAAGTTTTAAAAATTCCTATAGTGCTGCAAAAGCATCTTTAGAAGAAGCACATCAAAGATTTCAAGTCTCCAGAAAGATTTTAGAAAGGACTTTTTGTCAGCCAGTTTATGAAGAATTTATTTTGGAATTGATAAAAAATGGAGATATTGATTGTCCAAGATTTTTTGAAGATGAATCCATTCGTTATGCATTTACTCGTTGCATTTGGGTCGGAGCTGGAAAATCATCTTTGGATCCACTCAAAGATGCAAATGCAAACATGAAGGAATTGCAAAATTTCACAACAAGCCGAAGTATCATAGCTGCTACAGGTGGATATGATTATGAGGAAATCTTTAGAGAGAGAGCGGAAGAAGAAAAAGAATTGGCTATTCTTGAAAAAGATTTAATCAAGATTCGTAAGGGGGTGAAAGAGAATGGCGAAAAATAAAAAATTCTTTGAAATTAACAATTTAACAGAAGGTGTTGCAGAAATTCGGATTTATGGAACGATTACAAAATGGGCATGGGAAGAATATGGAGAAGTGAGTTCACATAGTTTTGCAAAAGAGCTAAAAAACTTGAAAAATATTTCAAAAATTAACTTGAGAGTAAATTCCAGTGGAGGAGATGTATTTGAAGCAAATGCTATCTTTAATTTGCTGAAAAGCTATGCAAAAGAAAACAATGTAGAAATTACTGGATATATAGATGGATTAGCTGCCAGTGCAGCGAGTTTCTTAGTTTTATGTGCAGATAAAGTCATCATGGGAGTAGGATGTTTATTTATGATTCACAATCCTTGGACATATGTGAGAGGGAACACAAAAGAACTAGGGGAAACGATAGATTTTTTAAATAAAATAAAAGAATCTATTTTGGACATTTATGAAACAAAAACAAAACTTACTAGGCAGGAAATTTCTCAAAAAATGGATGAGGAAAAATGGTTTTCTGCAAGTGAAGCATTAGAGAGCGGTTTTGTGGATGAGATTAGTGAAATGAGAGATGCAGAGAATAATATTTTAAATGCTGCAAGAGAAGATTTTGTACAAAATTTCATTAATCCAGAAATTTTAAAGAATAAAGTGGAAGAAATAAAAAATAAAATAGAATTAAAAAACAATCAAGGAGGAGAAGAAATGCCAAAAAATTTACAAGAATTATTAGCACAATGTCCAGAGCTAATGAATGAATATAAAACACAAATAGTTGCTGAAATTGCAAATCAGGAGAAAGAAAAAGTAGAGGCAGCGATTAGAGAGGAAAGAAATAGAATTAAGGCTTTAGAGGATATTCCTGTATTGAACGACAAACAAAAAGAAATTATTGCAAAGGCAAAATATGAGGAAGCGAGGGATCCGAAAGACATTATGGCAGAATTTTATATGTCAAATGCAAATAAGGCTGCAGCAGAAATTCAAACAGCAACAGCGGAAGCCAATGAGGTAGGATTGAATACCATTACACCTTCTGTAACAAACGAAGTAGAAGAAGGGGTTGTTGACCAATTGTGTGCAGCAGCAAAAAATATTTTTGATGGAGAAAAATAAAAAGGAGATGAGAATGGATGGCAAAGAGTAATAGATTTGAGCAACAAGCAGATGTGAGAATGTTTCAAGGGAGTTTCCCTGTTGAAACTTTGAATATGACATTAAAAACAAAAGTCGAAGCAGGAGATGTGATTGCACTTGATACGAGTGGAAATCTTGGAAAATATGATGGAGCGACTTATACAGATGTCTACGGAGTGGCTTATGAAACAATTGAGGCACCGGGAGAAGCAGTTATCATTTTAACCGGAGGATTAGTAAAAGGATTTTTAAAGTTTGGTTTACATGAGAAAAAATTAGTGGTTGCATTGAGAAAAGTGGGAATTTTTGTAAAATAAGGAGGATTAAAAATGCCGGGATTTTATACACCAAAAACAATCAGAAAAGTAAGACAAAATTTAGATAATAAAAGAGATTTTTTAACAGAGTTATTTTTTTCAAAGTCAAATACAGTTACGACTGAAGATGTCATTTTAGAATACACGAAAGCAGGAGAAGCGGTAGCACCATTTTTGACACCATTGGAAGCAGGAAGACCTGTTTATAACAAGTCTAAAAAGTCAAATATCATCAAGGCTCCTTCGATTGGTCCGGAATATACTTTAACACCAAAAGATGCGTTCGATAGAGCTCCGGGACAATCAGATGATGATTACAATCCTATCAAGCGAATTGGAGAACGAATGGCAGAAATTCTATTAGATCAAGAAAACTATATCAAAAATAGAATTGAATTGATGGTTTCACAATTCTTAACAACAGGAGTTGTGAAGTCAGAAGATGGAAAAGTAGGATATGAAGTAGATTATGAGTTAGGAAATAAATCAACATTAGATTCTTCCCATAAATGGACAGCATCAGGAATTGAGCCATTGGAAAGTTTGGATGAAATGATTTCTTCTGCAGAAGTAAATGGGTTGAAAACAGAAAATGTGGTATTAGGTTCAAAAGCAGCGAATTTATTAACAAAATCAAAAGGATATAAAGATGCAATTTCAAGAGATTTGCAAAGTGAATTCGTGAAAAAAGCGGTGCGGTTATATCCGGGAATTGTATGGTTAGGAACTTATATGAAATTTGGAGTAGAGCTATTCTCATATAATCGAAAAGTAATTGGAGAAGATGGAAAGCCAATCCAATTGTTACCAGCTAACATGGTAATTGGTGGACCATCTCAAGGCGAAATTTTATATGCTCCAATTATATATATGGCTGATGGCATGGTTCATGTGAAGAAAAGATATTCTAATGTGGATACGACAAATCCAAAAATAGCGAAAATTACGACAGAATCAAGACCGGTATTACAACCATGTGACGTTGACACATATTTTTCAGTAACAGTTTGTGAAGCTTAATCAAAGAGGGGAGCTTTCCCCTCTTCATGGAAAGGAGAACTATGAAAGTAAAATTTTTAAGAAATTATGGAGAATATAAGATTGGGGATATTGCGGAGTTTGATGGAGAGGAACTGGAATATATTTTCAACACATTAACGGCAATTTCTGTGAAAGATGATTTCGAGAGTGACGAAATTGAGGAAGAGCAAGAAGCAGGGATTATGGTTGCATTCAATACAGAAGAAAATCCAACAGATGGATTATCAGAAGAAGAGTTGGAAGGAAGAGCTAAAAAAGCAACGGAAGAAGATCATGAGTTGAAAAAAGAAACTAGTAAGCGAGGAAAAAGAGGAGAAAAATGAATTTCAAGGAGCAGCTTCAAGAAGAATTAGAAATATTTTTAAATATGGAAGAATTTGGAGAAGTATTTACTTTGGATTCTGTTGAATATGTTGGAGTTATTGAACAACCAAATTCAGAAGTTCCGAAGGAAGAATATGAAGGTGTGATTCGTGAAGTTGATTTTATTGTATATACAAAATATCAAGAGCCTTTGGAAAAATATACTTCAGGAAAGCAAGTATGGTTGAATAAAAGACTGTTAGTTGTACATCGTGCTTATGAAGAACAAGGACTGTTTGTGATGGAACTCGCAGAAAGGAATAGATTCTAATGGAACATTTTTTAGAAGTGAAAAACTTAGAAGTGGCAGAAGCTATGCTGAGAGGCATTCCAAATGGAATAGAAAGAGCTGTAGCTGGTACAGTTAATAAGGCTTTAGGAAAAGTAAAAACAGAAATGAAAGCAAAAGTAACTTCAGAATATAACATCAAAAAAATGGAAGTGGAAAAACTGTTGGTTTTGCAGAAAGCAAATTTCTCTACGTTAAGAGGAACTATTTCTGCAAGATCCTATAGAACTCCTTTATCAAAATTTATAGGTACATATAGCAGAAAAAATGGGATAAAAGTAAGAGTAAAGAAAACAGAAGGTTTCAAAAATCTGCAAGGAAAGGAAAGACTATTTGGGAAACCTTTTGTTGCAAATGTAGAAACAGGACATGAAGGAACTCAACATATGGGGATTTTTCAAAGGAAAACAGAAAAAGGTAGATACCCTATCGAACAGCTTTATACTGTCAGCATTTCTGAAATGTTGGGTTCAGAAACAGTGTCAGAATATGCAGTAGAAAAAGGACAGGACTATTTAGAGCAGATTATGGCAAAAGAGGTAGATAGAATACTGAAAGGATATGTGAAATGATAGATGTAAGAATACTGGAATTAAGTATAAAAGCTCTCATAGAACCTTTGATTGAAGGACAGTTATATGATGTCTATCAAGGAGAAAAAAGAGAGATACAAATTCATACAGGAATGTTACCTCCGGATCCGGAAGAAACTATAATTCCGGCAATAACAATTAGAACAATTAAAGGTAAAAACTCACTAATGGATAAAATTTTGACAGTGATTGTTTCTATTGGACTTTTTGATAAAAATGCTGAAAATGGATATATAAAAATCTCAGAGTTAACGCAGAAAATATTCGATTCATTGTTGAAAGTTGGAATACTAGAAAATAGATTTGAAATCCTGCCTGAAGCCGAGTGGAGTCATCCGGAACAACCATACCCTTATTATTTAGGGTTTATTAAGTTAAATGTAACGTATGAAAAAGATTACAGAGAAGATTATAAAGATTGGCTAGATGGAGGTGAGTGAGTTGGCAAAAACAAAAAAAGAAGAGGTTGTAGAGGAAAAAATGTCAAAGATGTACATAGGTCCTACAATTTCAAAGTATCATTTGATAGAAAACAGTGTTTATTTGAATACTTATCCAAACAATGTACAACAAGCCATAAAAGAGTATCCAATTGCAGCTAAGTTATTTATAGATATAGAAAAAATTCATAAAAGAAATAGTGAAAGAAATAGAATATATTACGGTTTATTGAAAGAAAAATTAGGAGGGAAATAGATGGCATTTAGACACGGAGTAACAGGAAATGAAAGTCCTACACGATTGATTGCAGCTGTTAGTGATGGAATTACACCGGTGTATGTTGGAACAGCTCCAATCAATCTTTGTAAAAAACAATATATAAACGAACCTATGTTGTGTAGTTCGTATGCAGAAGCAGTAGAACATTTTGGATATTCAGATGATTTCGAAAATTATACCCTATGTGAAGCAATTGATACTCATTTTTCTAAATTTAACATAGGACCTATTGTTTTAATCAATGTATTGGATCCAAGTAAGCATAAAAAAGAAGTTTCTAATAAAAGTATTTCTCAAATAGATGGAATGTATTTATTAGAAGATACCGGTATTCTTGTAGATACTGTGGTTATTACAAGTCCATTTGAACATACTAAAAAATTTAATGAAAAAGGGCAACTACTGTTGATTCCTACAGTGGAAAAATCAGGAGCTATTCAAGTAAGCTATAGTACATTGGATTTATCAGTTATTAAGGCTAAAGATATTATAGGCGGAATCGATGGAGAAACAGGAAAGAAAACCGGGTTGGAAGCGGTAGCGGATGTATTTCCAAAATACCGAAAAGTTCCAAGTTTATTATTAGCACCAAAGTGGTCAACAGATTCCACAGTTGCTGCTGTTATCGAAGCAAAAGCAAGAAAAATCAATGGACATTTTCAAGCTATGGGATTGGTAGATTTAGATACTACAAAAGTGAAAAAATATGGAGATGCCACAAAGGCAAAAAATGATAATAATATTTCTTCTACTTTTTTGGATGTATCATTTCCAAAGATTGCACTGGGGAATCAACAATATCACATCTCAACACAGAAAGCAGCATTACTTCAACTGTTAGCATTTAATTCAGAAGATGTGCCATTCAAATCTCCATCGAATCAAAACATGAAAGGAGATTCATCAGTATTAGCAGACGGAACGGCAATACGGCTAGGGTTGGATGAAGCGAATTATTTAAATAGTCAAGGGATTTCTACGGTCATTAACTGGATCGGTGGATGGAGATTTTGGGGGAATAGAACCTCTTGTTATCCTGCAGTATCAGATCCAAAAGATGCATTTATTGTAAGTAGAATGATGTTTAACTGGTTAATCAATTCATTAGTCTTAACCTATTGGCAAAAAGTGGACAGTCCAACAAACAAAGTTTTGATTGAAACAATCACAGACAGCATCAATATTTGGTTGAATGGACTGGTAGCAGCAGGAAAAATAGTAGGAGCAAGAGTAGAATTTAGAAGAGCGGATAATCCAACCACCAGCTTAATCGATGGAAAAATTAAGTTCAAGCTATATTTTACTCCGGCATTACCTGCAGAAGAAATTATTTTTGACTTAGAAATTGATACCAAATACTATGAAAACTTGTTTTAGGAGGTAAAAATGGCAAAAACAATTGGAATTATTCCAGAAAAAATAATTAACTATAGATGTTTTGTTGACGGGGAAATATCTCCTTCAGCATTGGTTGATGTAGACCTTCCGGACATTCAATATGTGTCAGAGACAATTAGTGGAGCAGGTATTGCAGGAGAAATTGATTCCCCTACTTTAGGGCATTTTTCAACATTAGAAATAGGATTAAATCTTAGAACATTGATTAACAAAGATTTTTCTCTTTTTTCACAAAAAGTATATGCATTAGAATTTAGAGCAGCTACACAATCAACAGACATGGTAAATGGAATGATTAACAAAGGAAGATTAAAAGTTTCAGCTAGAGTAGTGCCGAAAAGCATGGCACTTGGTAAACTGGAAGTGGGAAAGCCATCCGGATCGAATCAAAAATTTGCATGTCACTATCTGAAAGTAGAAGTAGATGGAGAAACAGTGCTTGAAATTGATAAAATTAACATGATATTCAATGTAAATGGAACGGATTTACTAGCAGAAGTCCGAGATGCTATTGGAATGTAGGAGGAGTTTATGAAATTACAAAAAAAAATAAAGTGTCAGAAAGATGGAAAAGAGTTTGAAACAGATGAAATAGAAATAAAAAAAGAAGACTTTACTCCTAAAATCTTATTAGAAGCAGAGAGAGAATTTCTAATGACAGGTGGAGTCTTTCCTCAAGGAGATATAGAAAGTTCAAGAGCATTTCTAGCAATCGTTGCTTCTAAAATGATTGGATGTTCTTATGACACTATGATTGAAGAAATGACCGGATTAGAATTTTTAGAGGTTACAAATGCAGTTAAGGGTTTGTACGATGGCTTGGGTTGGGGAGCGGCTTTACTAAAAGCATTAGAAAAGCAATCATAATCTTAAGCAAAGAAACGAAAACAGGGATTGATTATTTTATGAATATCAATTTTCAAGAATTGATGGAATGGACAGAAGATTTAGTAGAAATTCTTGAAAAACAAGCAAAATAGTAAATAAGTGGTTGCTTTTTAAAAGAATTTAGGATACAATTCTTTTAAGAGGTGATGGATAATGTATAAGATAAATCATATCGAAAATCATGATGTAAAAGAAACCTTAAAAAAATACTCTACTCCCCCAAAAGAAAATAAAAGTAAGTTAAAAAATATTTTTATTGTAGTATGCTTTATAGCTATTATGTTGTTTGGCTGGGGATATATTGTAGATTTTATTGAAATAGCATGGTCTTACATCTCTATGGGATTTATTTTGATAGCTTTCCTTACATTATCTGCAGTGATTAGTATACTATCATTCATATTGAAATTATTTTAAATAGTAATAATATTTCAAAAACCACTTATCTGAAATAAGATAGGTGGTTTTTTTATTTGGAGGTTCTATGAAAGAAATAGGAATTTCTTTTGGAATAGGAGCTGTTGTTGGAGGAGCATTCTCAAAATCATTTGGAATAGCAAGTAAAGGTGTTTCTGGGTTAAATAAAGAAATTATCAATTTACAACGGTCACAACAATTACTTGCTAAATATGACAAGGATAAGAAAGCTTTATTTGAAAAAGCAAGAACAATAAAACAAACAAAGGCAGCTATTGAAGAATTGAGAAAAAGTATGAAAGGAGAGCATGGACAAACAAAAGAGAATGCAAAAGCTCTCTCTAATCTAGAAAAAAAATTACAAAATTTAAATAAATCTTATTCTAAAGAGCTTCATGGAGTAAGGGAAACTGCCAAGCTTTTAAAATCAAAGAATATAGAAATAAAAAATACAGCAGAGTCATATAAAGTATTGGAAAAACAAGTACAACAGGCTACGAAGGCTACAAATCGATATAATAAAGCGGCAAGCTTAGATAAGTCTGCGGGAAGAATATCTAAAATAGGAGGAAAGGCGATTACAGCCGGAGTAGCTGGTTTAGGCTTATTATACAAACCGATTCAACAAGCTATAAAAGCTGAAGGGGCATTTGCTGATGTCAAGAAACAGTTTGATTTTGATAATAAAGAGGAAGAGGATAAATTCAAAAAAGAATTGCATAAAATTATTACAGAGAAAAAAATTGCAATCAGCTTGGAGGAACTTTATGGAGCAGCGGCATCTGCAGGGCAATCAGGATTAAATAAAAAGGAAGCAATACAATATATTGAGTTAGCATCCAAGATTGGAATGGCATTTGATATGAACCGAGAAGAAGCAGCCAAGGCAATGTTTGAAATGAGAAATGCATTAAATTTACCCTATGATGGACTTGTTAAATTGACGGATAAAATGAACTATTTGGGAAATACTACGGGAGCAAGTGCAGCTAATATTACAGATTTTGTAAATAGAGTAGGTAATATTGGAAAAATGGCAGGTTTTTCTGCTGATAAAGTAGCTGCAATTGGGGCTAGTTTAATAGAACAAGGTATGGATCCTGACGTAGCAGCTACAGGAGCTAAAAAAGTATTTAGTGCAATGACAAAAGGAAGTGCAGTTACAAAAAATCAAGCGAAAGTATATTCAGCTTTAGGTATTAACCCAGTGCAACTTGCAAAATTGGCTCAGAATGATGCTGAAAAAGCTTTAGATACACTATTTATGGCAATCTCAAGAAAGCCAAAGCATGAGCAAGGGGCAATCATGTTTCAGTTGTTTGGAGAAGAAGGAAAACGAGGAGCTGTAGCAATTGCAAGTAATCTTGAAAGAATTCATGAAAATTTATCAAAAATAAAAGGAACGGAATCAAAGGGAAGTGTGGATAGTGAGGCAGATATTAAGAGAGCTACTACAGAAAACCAAATAGAGATTTTGAAAGGGAAAGCAAGCATAGCTTTTAGTCAATTAGGAAACTTGCTACTACCAGAAGTTAATGAAATTCTTACTTCATTTTCTAACTTACTTTCTAAATTAACAGAATTTCAAGAATTACACCCAGAAGGATTTAAACAGTTCATGAAATGGTTTGGATATGGCTCTATTGCTTTATTGGGATTTGGAAGTTCGTTAAAATTGATTTCAGGAGGAATAACATTATATTCTAAATCTATGAAAATAGCAGGTTTTATGACTGAGCATAAATTTGGAACTAAATTATTTTCTACAGGTAAAAAGTTGATTACCGGATTTGGAAGAGCGGCTAAAGTGATAAAAGGCTTTGGAATGAGTCTATTAACAAATCCTATCACGTGGTATGTTGCTGGAATACTAGCTATTGTTGCTGCAGGATATTTATTATACAAAAATTGGGATACCGTAAAGCAAGGTGCAATTGATTTAAAAAATAAAGTAGTAGAACTGGTGGATAAATATTGGTTTATGTTAGGACCATTAGGAGCATTAGTAAAAGGTGGAATAGAGATATATAGAAATTGGGATACGATAAAAGAAAAGGCTGGAGAATTAAAGGATAATATTGCTAACATGGTTACCAATATTATTTTAAAATGGGATTCCTTCAAAGCTTCCACACAAGAAATTTTAGGGGATGTATTTTCTTGGATTGAAGGAAAATGGAATTCCATTAAAAATACTGGGGCTGGTGTTTTAGAATTTTATCTTGGAATTTTTTCTAAATTACAAGAAAAATTTGATTGGTTGGTGGATAAAGGAAAATCTTTACTAGGAATTGGAGAAGAGCCTAAATATTCACCACCGGGCAGGTCTTTACCCAAATATGCTACAGGGGGAATTGTCTCTAATCCTACTATAGCATGGGTTGGAGAAGGTGGACATTCAGAATCCATTATCCCACATGATGGAAGCAATAGAAGCTTAAATTTATGGGAAAAAACAGGGCAGATGATTGGAGCATACGATCGCAGCCAATCAAATTCTTTTCAATTTGTATATTCTCCAACGATTCAAGCTAGCGATTTGCAAGGGGTACAACAGGAGCTTAAGAATTCAAAAGAAGAAGCTTTTCGTGAGTTCAAATCAATGATGAGAGAGTATGAAAGAGAACAAAGGAGAAGAGGCTATGGAAGATAGTTGGAAATATTATACGACACATGATGGAGATACTTGGGATTCGATAGCATATATTTTGCTAAATGATTCCAAAGCAATGGATTATCTTCAAAAATGGAATGAAGAATTCTCAGAATACTTTGTATTTCCGGCAGGAATAACTTTAAGATATAAGAATTTAAAAATTATAGACATCGATGTTCCACCATGGAGGAGATAGAAATGTTTTTAGACACAGAAAAAAATATAAAAGCTGCAAGAAGAGCTTCTCTCATTGTTTTTTATGAGGGCAAAAATATATCATCAGAAATACACAATCAGTTGATTTCTTGTTCTCAAAATGATTCGATTAACGATTTGGATACTTTAGATTTAACTTTGGAAAACAGAGATGGAGTATGGTTATCTTCGTGGATGCCTTCTAAAGGAGAAGAAATTAGAATTTTGTTACAATTGGAAAATTGGGGAGAAATAGAGAGAATTGTGGCACATGATATGGGAACATTTTTTATCGATACTGTGGATTTTAGCGGTCCTCCTGATCTTGTAAACATTAAAGCAATTTCCTATGATATCAATTCCGATATTGTTGACAAAAAAGAAAACCATGTGTGGGAAAATGTTGATTTTAAGACAATTTTAAGTGATATTGCAAAAAATAGAGAGATCGAATATATCTGTGATATTTCTTTCAATCGTAAATATCTACGAATTGAGCAAAAATTACAATCAGATTTTGACTTTTTAAAGAAATTATGTGAAGAAGCAGGGTATAACTTGAAGTTGTTTAATAAAAAAATAGTTGTATTTGAAGAAGAAAAATATGAGAAAGAGGAGGTAAAGAAAGTTTTTACGAAAAATCAATTAGAAAGCTATCGTTTTTATACTGAAGATACGGACACTTATTCTAGCTGCACGATTCGATACTATGATTATAAACTGAAAAAGAATGTTGAAAAGAAGTTTAGTATAAAGAACAGAAGTTCTTATAAAAAGAGAAATAAAAGAGATTTGTTGATTAACGAAGACAAACATATTACGGGTGAAAATAGAGTTGAAAAGGATAGGCAATTAAAAGAAATCGCAAAAAAAGCATTGAAAGGGAAAAATAGGAAAGAATGTAAAAGTACTATCACTTTTATGGGAGTGGAGAAGTTGTTATCTCCGGGAGATACTATTTTTCTAAATGACTTTGGAAAATTTTCAGGAAAATATTTGATTGATGATATAAAAATTAACTTGCTGGATTACAAAATGACGGCGGAAATGCATAAAATTATGCCAATGGAGGTAGAATGATTCGATATGGAAAAGTCAGTAGCATATTCCCAGAAAAAGGGACTGTGAAAGTGATTTTTGAAGATTTGGAGATTCCATCAGCTGAAATTCCGGTTCTTATGGGAAGAAGTGAGCAAACAAAAAATTACTCATTGCCAAAGATTGGCGAATCAGGAATCTGTATTTTTCCTGAGAATTCCTTTTTTGGATTTTATCTAGGAGCTGGTTATGATAAAGCTACTCCTATTCCTTCTGGAGCTGGAGAAGGAGTAGATATTACTGTTTATGCGGATGGAACAATAATAAAATATGACGAAAATAAATCGGAATTGTATATAGATTGCAAGAAAGCAATCAAGATTATTGCAACAGAAATAGAAATTAGTTCACCAAAGATAAAAATAACTGGAGATGTTGATATAGATGGGATAGTCAATGTAACAAAAGATGTTGTTGCGAAAGGAGTATCTCTTACCACTCATATTCACTCAGGGATAAGTCCCGGAGATAGTAAAACAGGAGGTCCGGAATAATGTTAATAGGAAGCTTAGGTAGTTATATATTTGCAGCTAGTTCTTTATACACAAAAACATTTCATTCTTTTTCAAAAGAAACCTCTGTGCGTTGGATTGAGCATAAAATTATGCATGAAAAACCAAAGTTACAATTTGATGGGATTGAATTGAGTCAGATTAAATTTACTATTCATTTGAATAGATTTTTCAATGTCAACATTGAAGAAGAAAAAAAGATTCTTGAAAAATATATGACAGAGGGAAAAGTTTTACGGTTAATTCTAGGAGGAAGAAAAATTGGTAATTATGTCATTACAAGAATATCAGAGAATCCAAAGGGATATAGTGCTTTTGGGAGTACAACAAAAGTAGAATTAGGAATTGAACTAAAGGAGTATAACTGATGGAAATTATTGTGAATTCTTCAGAAACAAAAATATATAAATTTAATAGAACGATACAGGAAGAAATTGTTCAAAACGTTGAAAATATAGTGACAAGAATAAGAGGAAATGTTGTTTTAGCTAGGCAAAAAGGAATCAATATAAATCATGTGGATAGACCATTTGAATATGTTAGAGCAGAAATTATTGCTGATTGTGTAGAAGAAATAGAAAGAGAAGAAAAAAGATTTCGAGTAGAAAATATTGAAATTATGGGAGAGCCGAGTCTTGCTAAGATGAAAATAAAAATCATTGGGGAGGTTGTTATATGAATGATTTCAATTTCATAGAATTAGATACAAACGAAATCAAACAGCAAAGTAAAAAAGCATATGAAGAAATTATGAAAGTAAAAATACAAGAAGGAGATCCGGCAGAAGACTTTATAGATTGGGTAGTGTATATTTTATCAACTGCGAAAAATTATGTTAATTTCGTGGGGAAAATGAATTTATTAAGATATTCATCGGGAAAATATTTAGATGCATTAGGGGAATTGATGGATGTAGAAAGAATTCAGGAGCGAAGTTCTGAATGTCTAGTTGAATATACATTCTCAAAAATTTTTGATGAAGAAATAATAATTCCAAAAGGGCATAAAGTATCAAAAGGAAACTTATATTTCGAGAGTATCGAACAGGTTCGACTAGAAATAGGCAGAAGAAAGGCGACAGGGAAAGTCAGATGTTTGCTTTCAGGAGTGATTGGAAATGAAGTTGAAATCGGAGAAATAAATACAATTATAGACGATATACCATATTTACTTTCTGTATCTAATATTACTAAAAGTACTGGGGGAGCAACGAAGGAAGGAGATAATTCTTATCGAGATAGAATTAGATTGAAGCCAAAGGCATTTTCGGTTGCCGGACCGTATGGAGCATATCAATACCATACTATTACAGCTCATCAGGACATTATTGATACACACATATACACTCCCAAAGAAACTCCCGGAGTAGTAAAAGTGATTCCACTTCTATCATCTGGGCAAATACCTTCAAAGGAAGTCTTAGAGACAGTTCGTGCAAGATTAGATGATGAAAATATTCGTCCTCTCACAGATAAAGTGGAAGTAGAAGCACCTAAGCAACATTCTTACAATATTACAGGAAAATATTGGATAAAAAAAGGAGAAGACGTTCTTTTTATTAAGAATAAGATTGAAATAGCATTGCAAGAATATGTAGATTGGCAAAAGGCAAAACTTGGAAGGGATATAAATCCAAACAAGCTAATTCAGTTACTCATTGTAGCTGGAGCAAAAAGGGTAGAGTTGAGTGATTTTTCATTTACAAAATTAGATAGAGATACGGTCGCGAAAGAAAATACAGTAAATTTAAAATATCAAGGAGAAGAGGATGAATAATTTACAGAACACAGAATATTCTGAAATTTTTCCGGAGAATTTGAAAAAGTATAGAAATTTAATAGCATTTTCTAATGTAATAGAGAAAATAATAAAAGAGTACATTCTTTTTGATTCTGAAAAGATAGCTATATTTTATAGTTTAGAATTTCAGAAAGATAAGGTCTTAGATGAAATTGCTTGGGGACTTAACATTGATAATTATAGTACTGATTTAGATAGAGATGTGAAGATTTCACTTATTAAAGGAGCATACTGGATACATTCTAATAAGGGAACAAAAAATGCAGTCATTGCTCAATTAAAAAAATTAAACTATACAATTGACATTCAAGAATGGTTTGAGTATCAAGGCAAACCTTTTACATTTAGATTAATAACGAAAAAACAAAATAACAATCCGGATGAAATTAAGAAAATAGTTCAGCTGATTGATAGTTATAAAAATGTGAGAAGTATCTTAGATTCAATTGTTATATCAAATGAAAAAGAATTTAAAATTTATGTTGGAGGGTATAAAAAAATTTCAGTTATGCAAATAAAAGAATGGAGATGAACAGATGAAGTTTAATGGCTTAACAAACGAAGGAAAAGCATATTTAGCGAAAATAAAAACAAATCACGGAACAATAGAATTTAAAAGTATGAAATTTGGTGATGGAAGTTTATTATCTTATGAAAATCCAGAAACATTTAAAAGATTAAAGAACCAAAAGTCAGAAAAAGAAATTTTAGATAAAATTTCAAATGGAGACACAATAACATTAAATGCTGTTGTAGATAATGCAGCATTGAAGCATGGATATTATTTGAGAGAAATTGGAATTTTTGTTTCAGACCAAGGGAAGGAAATACTATTTTTCTATATGAACGATGGAGATGAAACTTCATTTGTTCCTCCTGAGACAGATGGACCATATAAGGCTGAAATTGGAATCAATCTGGTAATTTCTAATGTGAAGAGTATTGTTGTAAACAATGAAGTTCCAGATTTGTATGTGACAAAAGCATTTGTTGAGAGAAAATTAAAAGAAAAACAGGATGTAATTGTATGGAAAAGTGGTGGGAATTTAGAAAAAACAAATTTGACAGAAAACGACTCGAGCAAATTGTTTACAGCAAAAGGAGCATTAGATTTATGGAATAAACTAACTTCTTTAATTGCAGAAAAAGAGCCTAAAATCTCTAAACTGAACGGATTTAATCTGTCAAAATCGGATGCGGATGACTTAGATAGCTCTAATACGCTAGCAACTTCTAAAGCAGTTAAAAAGGTTAAAGATGCTTTGAACAGATTGAATTTGAATTGGAATAGCATTACTGGCAAACCTAATTTCGGTCTTAAATCGGGGGAGTTCATGGAGGGACATAGGTTGGCGGAAAGCTTAGGAGTGAAAGAATACGCAGGCTTAATAAGCAGTTATGGACAAAAAATAGCAGGAAATGCTTACTATGATAGTAATACTAAGAAAATGTTTTATTGCAAAGAAACAAATAGCTATACGTCCGCAAATAGCACATATTTCGAGCCGTTTGATAACAAAGAACTTCTCAATAGATTGAATAAT